TGGTTCGTGGTGTTCCTAATAGAACTTGGTTTATGGAGTCAAATTGCATTTTTACATTGGGAAATCAAGCAATTACAGCAGACAAAAAAGCCAATACGATTTAAAATTACTAGGACTATTACCGAAGAACGAACCAAAAAGGACATTGTACGTGGATGATGAAGTGTTTAAATGGTGGACTATCTTCGCATTAGTTTGTATGATGATAATTATTCTTCTAAAGGATTGATATGGCACTTGACCCAATTTCAGCGGCACTAGACCTAGGTAATACTCTAATTACCCGAATCTTCCCCGATCCAGCACAAGCTGCTAACGCTAAGTTAGAGTTGCTTAAACTGCAACAATCAGGCGATTTGGCTCAAATGACAGCCCAAACCGACATTAATAAGGTTGAAGCAGGCAGTCCTTCGATGTTTGTTTCAGGTTGGCGACCCGCAATTGGTTGGGTATGTGCATTGGCATTGGCATACCAATACCTGTTTAAACCTCTTCTTACAGGAATACTTCCTGCGTTTAATATAACTATTCCACCATTGCCGGGTCTTGACGATAATCTATGGCAGTTAATGATGGGTATGCTTGGAATGGGTGGACTTAGAACTTTTGAAAAGGTTCAAGGAGTTGCAAGTAAATGAAGCCAAAAGAACATGTTTTATTAATTGCATCTTGGTCGTTGGTTGCTGTAATTGTGGCGTTTTTGTTGATGTTTATATATGCAATTGTCGATCCAAACGTTGATGATGCTAAGGTATTTGACATTATTGGTCCTGCGTTTCAAACAGTTATTGGTGGTTTTATTGGGTTAATTACAGGAATTAAAATTGGGGATAGTGATGAATAGTAACTACGATGCATCATTGGCAAATGTACTAAAGAGCGAAGGTCTTTGGAGTGACAACCCTGCCGACCCCGGTGGTGCCACTATGAAAGGAATTACCCTTGAGGTATACCGTTCATGGAAACGTAATCCACACATTACTAAAGATGAATTAAAAGCAATACCTGATGAAGATGTCTACGCCTTGTACAGAGAATTGTATTGGGACAAAATTTGTGGCGATAGTTTACCAATTGGAATTGATTACGCAGTTTTTGATGCCGCAGTAAACATGGGGGTTGGTCGTGCTTCAAAGTTACTCCAAGAAGCAATTGGGGTAACTGCCGATGGCGTTATTGGTAATGGGTCATTAAACGTTCTTGCTAAAGAAACCCCCATGGATGTATTACAAAAATTCAGTCATTTAAAAGAAGCATTTTACAGGTCTTTATCCACATTCCCCACATTCGGCAAAGGATGGTTAAGTAGGGTTGCTCAAGTCACATTATCTGCAAGTTCAATGATTGCTTAATTATGCCATTACAGAAGTTACAGTTTAGACCCGGTGTAAACAGAGAAGGTACTGATTACAGTAACGAAGGGGGTTGGTATGACTGCAATAACATTCGTTTCCGTTCAGGATTTCCTGAAAAAATAGGTGGTTGGACTCAATATTCCGCTAATACGTTCCTTGGTTATTGTCGTTCCATGTGGTCATGGGTAGACCTTTCAAGCAATGTATTTCTTGGTGTTGGTACTGACGTTAAGTATTACATTGAACAAGGAGGCACATACAATGACATCACTCCTGTTTATTACCCTGTTACAACCATATCAACAAGTCCTGCAACATACACACTTACTAATCCATTTACTACGGTTTATTCAACATTAAACGGTAGTATTACAGCCACATCCACATCTATTACCCTCACATCCGCATCGGCTTTCCCAATTAGCGGATTGATTCAAATTGATTCAGAACAGATTTTATACAATACGCTTGCAGGAAACGTTCTGTCAGGATTAACTCGTGGGTACAATGGCACAACAGCCGCAAGTCATTCTTCGAGTGCGGGCGTAGGTTCTGCATATTCTGAAGTAACCGATGCGGGCTACCTGCCAAACGTAGGAGATTACGTTATTTATTCAGGTGCCACGGCAGTTAACGGAATTACATTTAATGGTCAATACGTAGTAACTAATGTAAACATATCTTCAACAACCATTTATTACATTGCAAACGTTCCTGTTGGAACCACAACTCCTGTGTTTTCTACTGCCACGGCAACGGGTGGTGGAACGGTAACAACATCTTATCTATACCCATCAGGTGCAAACTTTAGTACATCGGGCACAGGATGGAGTACAGGAGCATACAGTCGTGGCACCTATAGTTCTGCATATGCAACATCAATTGCAACTAGCGTAAGGCTTTGGACTGCTGATAATTACGGTCAAGACCTTGTTCTTGCTCCTCGTGGTGGCGGTATTTATTATTGGCAAGATTCAGGCGGTGTTGGAACTCGTGCCGTTACTCTTTCAAGCATTGCGAATGCCAATGCTGTATATATAGACACAGGAACTTCTTTTTTAATAAGCAGTACGTCAATTACAGTATCCGCAGGAGCGGCAAGCAGTATTTATCCTTATTCTTACATTACAGGTACAGGAATACCGAACGGAACTTACGTTACGTCCGCTTATGTTCATGGCTCTACAAGCGTTCCTATTTCAGCAACTACCACAGCCAACAGTTCGGGAAGTTATTCGTATTCGTTCTCAGGTGCTTATGTACCTACCACTACAAATCAGGTTTTAGTTGCACCAATTCAAGAGTTTGTGATTGCCATGGGTGCCAATTCTTATAATGGCGGTACGCTTGCAAACGATCCATTTAATCCGTTGCTCGTTCGTTGGTCAGATCAAGCCAACGTCTATCAATGGGTACCATCAATTACAAATCAATCGGGTGAATTTCCACTAGCGAACGGCTCTTATATTGTTGAGTCTCGTTCAACCCGTCAAGAAATATTAATTTGGACTGATTCAGCCTTGTATTCCATGCAATACATTGGAACTCCGTATATATGGGGTTTCCAAATCTTAATGGACAATATTACAATCATGTCTCCTCAATCAGCCATTACTGTGAATAACATCACATATTGGATGGGTAGGGATAAGTTTTATGTGTACTCAGGAACGGTACAGACTTTACCTTGCTCAGTACGTCAATACGTCTTTGACGGTTTAAACATCTCACAATCAGCACAATTCTTTTCAGGATCAAACGAAGCCTACAATGAAGTATGGTGGTTTTACTGTTCCGCCAACTCAAACATTGTAGATAGTTACGTTGTGTATAACTACTTGGATCAAGTTTGGTACTATGGTCAAATGTCTAGAACAGCATGGTTCTATTCAAGCATTAAGCAATATCCCATTGCGGCAGGTTATAACAACGTTCTGCTCAACCATGAAAGTGGGGTTGATGATGTCTCCACAGGAAACCCGCAACCTATTGATGCTTATGTGCAGTCCTCAGATTTTGATATTGTCGATGGACATAATTTTGGTTTTGTATGGAGAATACTGCCAGACGTAAACTTTAACGGTTCGTATGCCAATCAACCCTATTGTTCGATGACCATTAAACCAAGGGAAAACTCAGGAACTGCATATGGTCAGGCAGATAACCCAACAGTACAAAGTTCACAAAACTACACAAATACAAGGCTTTACAACATTCAACAATTTACAGGGCAAGTCTATACACGATTACGTGGCAGACAAATGGCGTTTAGGCTTGAATCAAACTCATTGGGCGTAGCATGGCAATTGGGTAGCCCACGTATGGACATTAGACCTGATGGACGTAGGTGATATGTATACAGATTGAAAATAATGATGTATACTAATATCTTCTAAATAAGGAGGATATTATGAAAACAATAGATCGTACAGGGCAAAAATTTGGTAAATTAACAGTAATAGAACAAGCAGGACGTAATAACTTAAAAAAAGTTTTATGGAAATGCAGATGCGAATGCGGTAATTTAATAAATGTTGTAGCCGGAAGTTTAAAAACAGGTAACACGGAATCGTGTGGTTGTATAATCCCCAATTTTAAACATGGTGGATGGAAAAAAAGTTCTTACAATACATGGCGAGCAATGATTAGAAGATGCACAAACCCTAAAGATAAAGATTACAAGCGTTATGGTGCTAAAGGTGTAACTGTTTGTTTAGAATGGATGGATTATGCAACATTTGCAAAAGATATGGGAGAACCTATTGGAAGTGAAACTTTAGATAGAATTAATCCATCTGGAAATTATGAATTATTGAACTGTAGATGGGCTTCACCAACTGTTCAAGCCAGAAATATTAAAGCACCAAAAACAAGTAAAACAGGTGTAACTGGAGTTTTATTTCATAACAATAAATATTATGCGTGTATAACCGTACAAAAGAAAAAATATTATTCAAAACTATGCAATACAATAGAAGAAGCATTTGAAGCACGTAAAGAACTTGAAAATGTACATTGGGTCAAATAATGACATATACTACCCCTCCAAAGATTGTTACTTTACTTTCTCCCGCACCCCCTAATTTACCTGTAGCACCAACGGACTACAATCAGGTCTATCAAGATCAAATATTAAATGCATTACGACTGTACTTTAATCAGTTAAATAACTTTACCAATGGGGTAATTACTCCCCCAAGTGGTACAACTACCCAAAGACCCACATTGAAGTTGCAAACAGGTCAGTTTTTCTTTGATACAACCCTTGGGATTCCAATTTATTGGAGTGGAACAAAATGGGTAAATAGTAGCGGTACGGCAGTTTAAATGATAATATATGGTAAATTGAGCGAGGTTTAAACATGGACGGTGGCGTAGGCGAAGCGATGTTAATGAGTGCCGCAATTGGCGGTGCAAGTTCTGCCGCAGGAACTGCTCTTGCGGGCGGTAGTATGGGTGATGCCCTTAAATCTGCTCTAACAGGTGCCGCTCTTGGCGGTGTTACGGGCGGTCTTACTTCGGGTGGTTTGAGTGGATTATTAGGCGGTGCCGCCCCCGCATCGGGAGTCGGTTCTTCCATTACAGGTGCAATAGATGCGGCAAATGGAGCAGGAGCAACCCTTGCAGGTCTTCCTTCTGAAGGTTCAAATTTATTGCTTTCAGGTTCAAATATTACTCCAACAGCCATGGGTGCTGAAGGAGCATCAGCAGGAGCGGGATTAGGGGCAAACGGTCCAAGCGTGGGTTTAGGAGGGACATCAAGCGGTGGTTTAGGAGGGACATCAAGCGGTGGTTTAGGAGGGACATCAAGCGGTGGTATTAGTTCATTGGGATCAAACGTTGCAAAGGTAAGTCCAAATATTTTTGGAGTTGGTCCGCAAAGCAATTTAGCCTTAGGTGCTCTTGGTGCAGGTAGTGCATTAACAAGTGCAATGTCAGAAGAACGTAAATTAGCGATGCCTCCCGGTATTGAGCCATATACAGGCATTCTAAGCAAATATGACCCATATTCTGCCCTTGGAGTTAAATATCCTACACATATGGCATCAGGTGGTATCACTAGCCTAGCCATGGGCGGACAGCCAAATCAAATGTATCCAATGAGTCAGCAAGATAATATGACTTTTGCGACCCCTTCACAAATGCCTGCAAATGCAATGGCAGTTCGTAACTTTGAACCTGCAACAAACCCAATGACAGGCGAACCAAGTCAGCCGATGGCAGAGGGTGGAATCACTTCCCTTGGGCATTTTTCTGACGGTGGACAGTTATTGAAAGGTCCTGGCGATGGCATGAGCGATGATATTCCTGCCCACATTGGTCAGCATCAGCCTGCTCGTTTGGCAGACGGTGAGTTTGTTATTCCTGCCGATGTAGTGAGTCATCTAGGTAATGGTTCAACAGACGCAGGAGCAAAGCACTTGTATGCCATGATGCATAAGGTACGCAAGGCACGTACAGGTAATCCTAATCAGGGTAAGCAAATTAACCCTAATCACTATTTAACGGCATAGGAGAGCGTATGTCAGGAGGCGGTGGACAAGGACAAGGTTATACTTCCAACACAGGAAGTGGAGGTATTTATGGTGGACAACCTATTGGGAATAGCGGTGGTAATGCATATGCACAACAACCTCCCCAAACTCCATTTATGGGGCAACAACCACAAACAATGCAAGCAAACCCATTTAACAGTGCAGGCGGTAATCTACTAGGGGACACACAACCAATGCAAGCAAGTTCACTGCAAAATGCAGTAGCACCCGCACAGCCTAACCCACAGACGCAGGGCGGTGGAATCGCAGGATTATTGGGCAATGGTTATGGTGGTCAAATGGGTGGCATGAATGGTCAAGGCATGGGCGGAGATCAAGATGTTGTGGTTCATGGACACCCTGTTGGTGCAGGACAAATGCAAGGGCAAATGATGCCTCAAATGAACACCATGCAAATGCCATACGCCCCAATGAATATAGCGCAATGATTATAGAGGTATTACCTACTAATTATTGTGCTGAAAATTGGCATATTGTTGAACCGTTTATTACAGAAGCACATAAGTACAGTGGCAATGATTACAGCGTAGACCAAATGAAAATGTTTGTAACTCTTGGTCAATGGATGTTATTAGTGGCATATGATGAGAACAGAGTTATACACGGAGCGGCAACTGTTTCGTTTATAAATTACCCAAATTCTAGAATTGCTTTTATTACTGCGATTGGTGGTAGACTTATTTCTAGTCCCGACACGTTTAAACAGTTAGTAACTATTGTAAAAAACGCAGGAGCGACTAAAATACAGGGAGCGGCAAGAGAATCAATTGCTAGACTTTGGAAACGATATGGATTTTATGAACGCCACACGATTGTAGAGATAAAAATATGAAAAGTTATTCAAGACGAGAACTCTATGCTTTAGGTGAACCTTTTGGTAATTCATCCACTACAACAAAAGTTGGTGGTGGTCGTATTTACGGTAGTGGTGGCGGTAGCAGTTCTCAACCAACAAATCAAAATTACACAACATCCAATATTGCACCTTGGGCACAACAAGGTGTTTCATCGTTAATCAATTCGGGTATGAATAATATTTACCCAAATATGACAACAAACGCAGATGGAAGTATTAGTTTAGGAAATCAAAAGGGTTATGTACCTTTTAATGCCAGCACAGCAAATGATATGGTTACTGATCCAACTACAGGGAAACAAGTTTATGCCAACCCTGCGGCACAACAAGCATTAGCCGCAGGACAAAGCCAAGTAGCAGGGTTTACTCCTTTGCAAAACCAATCGTTCCAAACTGCCTCAAACATGCAAGTGCCGGGTCAAATTGCTGATGCATCTAATATGGCTCAACAAGCGGGAACTGCAAGTTTAAACAGCCAATACAATCCAATGTCTGCTAGTTACAATCAAGTAAATGGTGCTCAAGCAAACATTGCACAGGCACAAACAAGTCCTTCAATACAAGCATCACAGTTTCAAGGTCCTCAAAATGTAAATGCTAACAATGTGCAATCGGGAAATTTTACAGGTGATGCTGTAAGTCAGTACATGAATCCGTACATTCAGCAATCGTTAAATCCTGCTATGCAGTTGATAAATCAACAATATGGTCAGCAAGCCGCACAAGAGCAAGCGGGAGCAACAAAATCAGGAGCGTTTGGCGGATCACGTGAAGCATTAATGGGCGGTTTAAACCAACAGAATCAAATGTTGGCAAATAATCAATTGGTTGGCAATGCTTACCAAAACGCTTATCAAAATGCTCAAAATCAATTTAATACATCTAATTCCCAAAATTTGCAGGCTCAACAGGCTAATCAAGGTGCTAATTTACAAGCAAACCTTGCCAATCAAAATATGGGTTACAACACAGGTTTGCAAAATGCTCAACTTGGACAACAGGCAAGTCTAGCAAATCAACAAATGCAAGGTCAGTATGGGTTGGCGAATTTGCAAGCCATGAACCAAGGCAACCAATTTAATGCACAAAATGCACAACAAGCATCTTTGGCTAATCAACAGGCACAGTTACAAGCGCAAAATCAAAATATTAACCAACAACAATTTGGCGCAAACTATCAATTACAAGGTTTAAACCAAGCAAATGCAGCTGCTCAAAATTTAGGAAATCTTGGTCAAACACAACTTGCCGCTCAACAAGGTATTGCGGGATTGCAAAATACAATGGGGGCACAGCAACAACAGAATGCTCAAAACCAATTGTCGTTTGGTGCACAAAACTATGCAAACATGCAAAATGCCCCAATTTCACAATTGGCTCAGTTAGAGTCAATGTACACAGGTGCTCCACAGAACGTACAGACATTGGGATACCAAGCACCACCAAGCCTTATTTCTCAGATCGGTGGTTTAGGTATGGCGGGAGCGGGTGCTTATGGTCTATACAACAAGTTAAACGCAAAGGGCGGTATTATTAAATACAGTTCAGGGGGTATCGTGTCTCTTGGATTGCATAAAGCAATGAAAGGTAGAGCATGAACGGTATCTTTAGTATGCTTGCCGATGCATCGAAATTAAGCCCTGACCAAGTAGGGCAATCGGTTAAAGACGGTGTTCTTCCTCCTGACTTAGCAGGCATGCTTCCACAGATGACTGATAAGAGTTTAAACACGACACAGCCACAGCCTACGGGCGGTGCAAGTATTTCTGATGATTTAATGGGTAAGGCAGATCAAGCACTAGACCCAAAGAGTGAAATCTTAGATAAGATTAATGTTATCAAAGATCAAATAAGCAAGATCATTGGTGCTGTACATTCGGGGGAAGTTAAACCTTACGTAGGTATGCCTTTGCTTGAGAAGAAAGTTGGTGAATTGGATAAGTTACAAGCCATGATCCAACCACCACCAATGCAGCCTCCACAGATGGGACAACCTGCCCCACAACCTGCACCACAAGGTCAGCCTCAAGGACAACCTCAAGGTTTAAACGCTCTGCAATCTAACCTGCCAGCACAAATGGCGTATGGCGGTATTGTTAACCTAGCATCAGGCGATTACATAGATGACGCAGATCAGAATGACGAGGAAGAACAATTAGCGTTTGAACAGCAGATGGCAGGAATGCCAATGGGTGAAGGTCTAGGTGCAGGCATTATGGCTGTGGCTAACAAAAACAAACCTGCTTTCTCTTCCATGGGTGAGGGAATTAAAAACCTTGGTAAAAAGATCATGGGTACCAAGGAAGAAGAACATGAATATCCCCATGGTGGTATTCATGATTTGATTGATGCTAAGGCAAAGAAATACAATCTTCCCACAGCATTATTAGATAGCATTGCAAAAACAGAGAGTCAGTATGATCCTAATGCCACGAACAAAGCAAGTCACGCAAAAGGTTTATTTCAGTTCGTTGATCCTACGTGGAAGAGCATGGGTGGTAAAGAAGGCGAACAGTATGATCCTGACATCAATTCTGAGTTAGGTGCTAAATACGTTCGTGGCAACGTAGATTACTTAAAACAACATTTAGGTCGTGATCCATCATATTCGGAAGTATATGGTGCTCACTTCTTTGGTCCGCATGGGGCTAGTTCATTACTTAGCCGTGCAAAGCCTGACATGCCAATTGAACAAGGCTTGTCTACGTATGAGTCTAAGAATAATGTAAAACGCATTATGAAACAGAACCCTAACCTCAAAGGTAAAACCGTTGGGGAAGTGTTTGGTGACTTTGAGAATAAGATTGGATCAGGCATTGTTTCCTTAGCCGTTGGTGGTTATATCCCACGCTTTGACGCAGGCGGTCCTACAAGTAAAGTTGGCTCGCAGATGATGAGCGAACTTTCAGGAATGATCCCTGATTTTTTAAAAGGCAGTATGCCAACCTATTTAGGTGAAGGTGCTATTTCTCCTGAGTTAGCACAAGCACAAGTGCAAGGTTTGCCTTCAACTCCCGCAGTTGTAAAAACACCACAGGTAGAAACCAAAAAGCCTAGTCAAACAGCAGATGTTCCTAAAGTTGAACAAGAAAAACCATCAGAACAAATGGGTCCCCCAAAAGAATTGATGGGAGATGCAACCCAACCTGCAACATCAACTGTGCAACCTAAATCAGCGTTTGATAATTATTTAGATATGCTTAATAATTCCCGTGATGAGATTAAAAAATCCCACGAAACAGATAAGTACATGGCTCTATTAATGGCAGGATTGGGTACTATGGGTGGCACATCACGATTTGCAGGTGCAAACATTGGTCAAGGTGGTGCCGCAGGAATACAGAATTACGCTGAAGCACAAAAACAAAAAGCCGCTGAAATGGCTAATTTGGACAAACTACAAATGTATGGTTTACGTGCAAAAGAATCTTCTGATTTGGCACGTGAATTTAAAATAAGCCCTGAAGAAAGAAAATTAAATTACCAACGTCTTGTTGATAAAGATAAAAGAGATGCTGAATCTAAAGCGTATGAAGATGCATTAAGATATAAAAATGCACAACTTGATCGTTTAAAAGCAGAAGGTTATGATGCCACCAACATGTTGACATGGGATGAAAAAAAGAAAAATGAATTTCAAAATAGATTAAAAGCAATTGAAAAAGACCCGTATTATTTAACAAAATTGCAACAATCGGGAATACCATTGAAATCAACGGATACATCAAGTGGAGAAAACTTAAATACATCTTTGCCGAAAACTAAGGTAATTGGCGGTAAAACATATGAGTTGCAACCAAACAACAAATATATAGAAAAATAATTCATGGCTCATGAGTACACTCCTGAAGAGTTGGGTATTAAGCCTGAAAAAGAATACACGCTCGAAGAACTAGAAAGCATGCAGTCTCCTGAGTCGGGAGGCATAGCGGCTGCGAAGGCATCTGTTCATGACATCATGGGTCAAGGTGCGTTAACACTTGGCAAACTTGGATTAATGCATCCTGAAGATGCTCAGAAATCATATGAAGAGCATAAGCAAAAATCTGAAGGCATATTTAAACCAACCGAAGAAGATTGGTTACACGCTCCATTAACAAAGATTAGTGAATTAATTGGCGGTTCTGCTCCTTATGTTGCGGCACCTATCATTGGTGGTGCATTAGCAGAACCCTTAGGGATTGGTGCGCTTGGTGCAGGTGTTGCATCCGCAGGGCAATTCATTGGTTCAAACTTATCCCGTCAATTAGACGAAGGAAAAAAAGAAGGCAAGACTCTTGCTGATACTAGTCTGACTTATGCAACCTTAGCCGCAATCCCACAAGCCGCACTAGACACGGTTTCATTGCACATGATTCCCGGTATCCGTGGAATCTTTGCC